GTGAGTCGGCGATGGCTTTAGCAGTGAGCTCAGCCGCTTTGTTAGCTGCATCAGCCAACATTTGTTCTAATTGTTTAGGATCCATTTCCCATTCCTTTTTAATTTCGCCGATTGCTTCCGTTGAGGATTCTAGCCCTTTAGCTGAATCGCTGTCGGGTGCAAACTGCATTTTGAAAGATTTAAATTCTTCGGCTGTATCAAACGCCTTAGAAAGACTAAATAGTGTATTTTGATTAGCTGGTACTGACACTACTGAAATTTCGTGCAGTTCTAGCTCTTTTACCACAAACAACTCTTTGGCTGCATCATATTCCGCATCTACGATTCGGAAGCCGATACTAAATGCCGTTAAGATGCCATCTTTTACAAGATCAAACACTTCGCCAGCAGCTGAAGAAATTCTGGCTTTAACCCACAATCCCTTACTGTCAACTCTGTGATCTACCATCCTACCAACTGGCTCGCTATGGTCGTGATATGCCAAAATTACTGGATTCTTCAAATAATTTTGTATACCCTTTTTCCATACACTTGCTGGGACAATGTCGCCTTGTCTATCAATGTCATCAGTACTTGCGTACCCTTCGATTGTTATACTAGTTGTCTTTTCGTCGGTGGTATCGCTCTTGATAAATGAACTGTTTAAAAACAGTACTTTACTTTTATCTACCATATTACCCCTTTATTGCTGATTATCTGTGGGCCTACCACCTTTCGACGGATCAGCAGCCGAACCCGCAATATTGGCGGGTATTCTTATTTCGTCATTGCCATCTTTTGGCTCATAACGTAATTCTTTTCTTGCTTCATTAGCTGTAATGATGCCTGCATTGACTAAAGTCGAATGGTAGGCAGCAATATCTTTTAATTCTGGTTGCATTGCCGATACTGAACTAGTAACTGCTTCAATATCGTATCCATAGTATCGTTCTAAACTTGATGTAAATTTACGAACAACTGGCATAACTGTTTCTAAATAAAATAATCGTAGATTAGGCGAAATGTTAGCGTTATTTCCACCAGCTAATAAAATAGGTGGGATGCCAATACATTGCATAATTAGTTCGTTGTGTGTTTTAATTGATTGATCAAAATCCATGTCTTTGAAGTTTTGATTTGATACTTGTGCAGGCTTCAATCCCGAATCCAGAATAACTGGACGCTTGCCGCCTTGTTTAGTTGAATATTTCTGTAACCAGTATTGAATTGTTTTTTCTTTTGCAATCTGTGAAAGTGTGTTTTCGCTAGTTAAAACTAAGCCGAATACAGCACCATTTTCAAAGAAGTTCTCTTGAAACTCTTTCATTGCATATAAAGTAGCAATGCTTCGTTGTGCTGATTCTAAACGCGAAGCGCCTCGATAGATTGACTGTGAGTTCAAATCACGAAAGTGAAACACTTCTGGCTCTTTAAAATCAACCATACCGTTGTAACGATATCCGCGTATAAACGTTTTTGTATCAGGCAAAATCTCAACAGATGTTGCAGGCAAGTGGTACATAAATACACCATCAAAGTGTATAAATACATTACCTTCCAAGATCAAGTCTGTGAAGATTGCTTGGCGAAATTCTTGGGTGCTTTGATAAGGGTTGGGACGAAAGTTTAGCAGTGTGTTTAATGACTTTTGACGTATGCCAGTAACAACGCCTTCTACAATCTTATCTTTTACGTCGTAATCAAGCGAGCCAGCTGCATTAACAAGCATGCTCACTGAACGATTAACTGACTCTAGTTTCTGGAAAGCTTGACGATATGTTATCTTGCTTTCTGTACCAATTTGTGTACCCGCTTCTTGAGCGATACGGGTTTGGGCTGGATTGAGCTTTGTAACAATCCAGTCTGTAAATCTTGACATAGTTTTCCCTTAAGTGAACTCACTGAAAAAACTACCAAAGCTCTTTTTAGGCACAACCATATCCACCACATCGCCAGTATGTTTTGCACGCTGCGTTTCTATCCAGTGAGCCTGTTTGGGTTCACTGCCAGGGCGGGGAGCTTTACCATAAACACTGTGTAACGCTACATGATGACGATTACAAAGGGTGTAAACTTGATCATATAACTCTACTCGGTGCTCGTCAATAAACTCATCTCGCACAGCTAAAATACCGGCATCTGTTGAAATATCGTAACCTTTAGCTTCAGACCATTTATCTAGGAGTATAGTAACTGAATGTAGGTGATGGAGTTCTAGGTCTGTGGCAGAGCCACAAACGCAACACTCTGTTTTTTTCTCGTAGGCCGCTTTGGCCCTGTCACGAACCCACTTTACAGGGATTCGCTTATTTGTGTTTTTTGCCATTATTTCAAAGTACTCCACAATTACCTAGTATTATAGCAGAACAGCAACAAAAAGTCAATGCATAAATTTTTTGTGGCATTAAACAGTATAGGTATATAGTGCATAACGAACTGCATCGGCCATGTGACTATAATCATCATGCATAGGACGCTCACGTTGTAGCCCCTCACGTTGATCCCAGCGATACTGGTCAAACATGGCTCGCACGTTAGTGCAATGTGGGGCAACCTTTAATCGACCCTGTTGTAGCAAGGTCTGCACATACGCGATGCCTGGTAACACATCTTTTTTAGCTTTGGTAGTTGAAATATTATAGAGATAAGCCAAGTCACCTGCAAACTGTGCAGCTGCCGAGTCAATAAAAGTTACTTCAACTCCGTGCTTGTTATTTATATCAGTAAACGCTTCAGCATGCTCAGCTGTAGTTTTTTCTGACTTTAGGTATTCGTCGACAATATAAAAGCAATCGCGGTTCCAATCGTAAACGATAGCGCAATAAGCAGTAGCGTCTCGGTAACCAGGGTCGCATCCAGCAAACGCTTCGCCTTTAATATCTTCTGGAATGTCAATAACATCTGTATCCTGTAGTGTATAAATCTGACCCTCAAATACGGAAAATGAGGCTAAATATTCTTGTTCAAACTCTGATTTTGACATTGATCGACGTGCTTCAGCAACATCTGACTCAGCCATGCGAGTATTTTCTGTGTAATCAGCTTGCAGGCTAATCCACTCGGGGAAACCGGGATCAAAACCACGATTCCAAAACTGCGAAAACCAATTGTTACGTCCACGAGGTGTGGAGATAAAAATGGCTTTGGCTTGAGGTTTATCCAGGGTTGGACGCAGTGCCACATTAAAGGCGGCTTCACCGCCTTCGCCTAGGGCAGCCTCGTCAAATATGATTAAATCATATGATCGACCAACAGTACTATCAACGGTACTAAGAGAACCCATACGAATGGTAGAACCGTTGCTGAGTTCGATAATTTTGTCTTTGAGGTTGTCACGTGCGACTTCGAGGTCGAAGTGTTTGATAAGTTTGCGTTGGAGTTCAAATGATATCGATGATAAGTTATAGTTAGGTGAAATGATTAGTACATTACTGCCGGGCACTAAAGTAACTAGTTGACCGATGATGTTGGCAATATAAGTTTTGCCTAGACGTCGTGCTAGTGCAGCACAGATAAACCTGTATTTGGGATCGTTGACTGCGTTGATTAAGGCAACCTGTGGGCGGTTGATTGTATCGTATACATCTAGCAGCTTTAGGTAATTTGTTATAGGTAGCTTAATAAACCTCTGTTGAGGATCAAACTCTTGGATAACGTCGACATTGATATCTGGTCGTGAGACTACTAACATTTTATATTTTGGGTCCGTTAAATATTTGAGTGCTGTCTGTACCTGTACCTAGTACGCAAGCTATTTTATCATTAAACTGGATTATTGTCCAGGTTTTGGTTTGTTGGTTAACAAACACACTGTACTTTGGTACTTCAGCACCAGGCTCTATACCTAACCACAAAGGAGTTTCTTTGTAATCACTACTTGTTAATCCTTGTAGTAACATTTTAGTTTCTGTACAAGTTACCGGCTTTTGTATAACTATAGGCTGTGCTACCACAACGCTTGATATAAAAAGTATTAATCCTAGTAAATATTTCATACGCCTTCGCCAGTAATTAAACGTTGTACTAGCTGTGAGTACTTTGATCCATCTAGTGCGTCATTGATTTGAACATTGACTTGCTTTTGTGGGCCGGTGGCTTGTTGCGCTTTGGCTAGCTGAATTTCACGATCCATTAAGTCCATTGACATTTTGTGTGACATTTGAAGTAGTTCAGCAATATCTTTAGTCGATCCAGTTTGTGACTCCTCCAACTCTGAAAACTTCTGCTTAATTAGTGCATCCATGGCACGTCGCATAAGAAAACGGTTGTTGTATCCTGAATCAAAGAATACTGAATCAATATATGCTTTTACTTCACGTTTAGCTAGTAAGTTAGTTACCACTTCAGGGTCTAGATCAAGTTCTTGAGCTACGGCACGGGCGTCGTTAAGTTGGAGGTAGGCATTTGCTACTTCCAGTGCTTCCGGGGAGATACGTACGGTTTCAGCAGGTAGGTGAGTTGTCATAGAATTGTCCTTTTTATGTGATTATACCAGTTTAGGTAGATTTAAGCAAGTGTGGATTTTGGCACCTTAGGGTGTTTGCAAATTTTCCTGAAATAGGCCGTGTCGGGGGGTGCATAGGCGTGGGGTAAAAACTAGTCTCTTAACCGCCCCCGTAGTCAATAGGGATAAACACCTATGTTGTATTTACACACACTTGATTTATTCTAGGTTATTCGTGTATAATAGAATACATGATGACAAGGAACACTATGACTAACACACAAACCCTCGCCCTAGCATACGCTGAAAAATTGGTTGCGTACTACGAAACTAAAACCCGTGAGGCATATGCTG